TGCGCCCGTCACGTGAACAAATAGCCAATGTTCAAGCCACGGGGCTCGACGCCAAGCTTTACCTTGATCGCGTCAACGCACTTGCCACTGGGATCCCTTCGCACACTTTCTGCGTGGATGGCTTTGAATTCTGTGGATTCCAATCCAGAGTTGCTATCGCCGTCCATTCTTTGTACGACTTAACCCTTGGTCAGTTGGCCCTGGGCATGGAGGAGCACGGAATTCACCAAATCAAGGCCTGGATGCACATTCCTGTACAGGCTCTTGAAACGAAAACCTGGACCGATTATGACAACATGTACCGCTTCAAAACCACCGGGAAAGGAGACAAATCCATCATTCACTTCAACTTTCTCGGTGACACCTCTTTCGGATACGAACACAACCGTACCGACTGGTTGTCCTACCTCACCACTGGTGCTCTAGACACTCCTTTCGGTTTCGGTATTGCTATCGAAAAGGTGCGACATAACGGCAGTCAATTTGAACTCAACATCACCAGAGTCACTGCCGGCGGTTCTTTCTTTTACCAAGTCCCGAACGAACTCATCAACCTGTGTAAAGTCCCGAATTTCACGAAGCTTGCCTTGAACTCTTTCTGCAAAAAACAAGAAATTGAGTATGTCATCACTGACGCTTCAAAAGTTCGGAAACTCTTTGAGTTCATCTATGCTCGCAAGGAGGCTGGATTCAACATCGACACCGTCAAAGCCTACGCTCGCACGCTCGTCAACGAAGTACGCCTCGGCGAAAAAGTTGTCGAATTGCACTGGAACGTTACGACGGAAGAATTCACCCAAGTCTGCCTCTCCATCTATTTGCTAGCATGTTTCCAACGCGGACAAGACCACCACATCATCGAAAAGGCCCTCTCTCACATGGCAAAAAACGGAGAACCCCCTAGCTGGTTTCAAGAAACTTGGAAGAAAATCACCGCCTTCCTCGAAAAGCACGGATGCTGTTTCAAACACCATCACGAACAAGACCCAAAGCTCAGCGGACGTTCCCAGAACCTATTCACCAGGGCCCATGTTGAATTCTTCAAAGATTACGATTGCCACAGCGGAACTAAAGAATTCGATTTCCACAAGGAAGTTAATTTCGCTTTCACCCCACCAGAATTCAAACCCACTATCGAGGACATCGTCGCAATCAATGAAAATTCCGCCAACGAACTCGCGCTCGGTCAAATCATCACAACCAACGCGAAAGAACACCAAACCTGGGGACTTGACCTCGGCGTCCACGCAGTCCTTCCAGATGAAGTTGCCGCAGACTACCTCGCCGAAGAGCAACACGCCACCCTCATCATGGAGATGGAAAAAGGAGAGCAGAAGGCACGCGAAGAAGAGAAACCAGATCTCGCTTTTTGTCTTGGATCCGCTCTACCTTTCCTGATGAAATACACCCCGAAGAAGCTCCACACCGAAAACATGATCCTCCTCAAAGGAGTCCCTGGCGCCGGAAAAACCGGAAGGATTATGAAATCCGTCATTCCTTCAGTGCAAGGAACTGTCATTGTCCTCTGCCCCACCAGTGAACTCCAACGGAAGTACGCGGGCGACCTCGAAGCCCCATCCCGCGCTCTCACTTGCCACAAAGGTTTGGGCGTTATCGAGAGATTCAACCCCACTCTCGTCATCATTGAGGAAGCATTCACGTTACCGATCGCCTATGTGAACGCAATCGCCTCAAAATACAAAGTCCTCCTGGTTGGCGATCCTCAACAAATCACGCACGTCGATTTCTCCGGGCTTTGGTCGGCCACCACAAAATTGGAAAAGATCATCCAATACATCCCTACCGAAGAAATGCTCGTCTCAAAACGTTGCCCTGTCGATGTCACCGCTCTACCCGTCATTCGCCGCGCGTATCC